TAAATGGAAAAGACTTTAATCCTAATTCTACTGTGCAACTTCGTAGTTTGTTGTTTGACTTCGTTGGCCTCAATCCAACTGGTAAAAAAACTGGCACTGGTGCACATAGCACAGACGCGGAAGTTCTTGGAGAACTTACAAAACAATCGCATATCCCAGAACTTATTCTCCAAATCAGACAGAAGTCCAAGATTAAAAATACTTATCTGGACAAGATCTTACCGCAGTTGGATCGCGATAGTAGATTGCGTACAGGTTTCAACCTCCACAGTACTACTAGCGGCAGGCTTAGCTCTTCTGGTAAACTCAATATGCAACAACTTCCTAGGGATAACCCTATTGTAAAAGGTTGTATTAAAGCAGCACCCGGACATAAGATTGTTGCAATGGACTTGACAACTGCCGAAGTGTATGTTGCAGCAGTACTTGCAAAAGACAAAGCACTCATGGACGTATTTCGTTCTGGAGGTAACTTTCACTCTGCAATTGCACACAAAGTATTTAAACTACCTTGTGAAGTTGGAGAAGTAGCGGAACTATATAAGATGCAAAGACAGGCTGCTAAGGCTGTAACCTTTGGCATTATGTATGGAGCTGGTGCGAATAAGATTAGTGAGCAAGTCACAAAAGACTCAGGAACCTATTTCAGTAGACAAGAAGCACAAGAGGTTATTGACGATTACTTTAGAGAATTCCACAAGTTAAAAGAGTGGATTGAAGATAACCAAAAATACATCCAACAGAATGGATTTATTTACAGCTACTTCGGTAGAAAAAGGAGATTACCAAATGTCGCATCGACAGACAAAGGCATCCAGAGCCATAGCGTTAGGTCTGGTCTTAACTTTTTGGTGCAGTCTGCTGCTTCTGATATTAATTTATTAGGTGCTATAGATATGAATGCTTGGATTAAAGCTAACAATAAGAAGGCACGTATCTTCGCACTAGTACATGACTCGATTTTGGCTGAAGTGCCAGACGAGGAGGAAGAGGAGTACATGAAAAAGCTCGCATCTTTCGTACAGATGGACAGAGGAGTCTCCATTCCGGGAGTCCCTGTAGGCTGTGACTTTGAGATTATCCACGAAGATTACTCTGGTGGTAAGTTCGAGAAAATGTATGGTGATAGGATTTAGACAAATACCTAGTATAACCTTTCCAGTTTTTCTGCTACCTTCGGGAAACTGGGAAGAATACGATGGTCTACTATTTCTAGACAATAATGTGCTAGACGATAGAAACCAGACAGGAGAAACATTAGGTGCAAGACGGATGCAGACTCCTCATAGGAATCTGCATTTTCTTAAACATATGGTAGCACACCCCAACGGGTTAGTAAAACAAAGAACAAAGTATTTTATAGATAACAGTGGTAAACCTTTTATATATGAGAAGACTACTATGTTACCTTTAAAGTATTTAAAAATTAGTAAAGTAGAATTGAAAGACTCTGCTACACTAATTAGAGTGAAGGGGTTTAATGCTCCTTTTACTGTGCCACGCCCTCCCGAAGTAGGTTATACATGGGCAGGGATTTTGCATATCAAGGGTCTCCCTTGGATGCTGTATGAGTATTCGGAAACGAAACTCAAAGACACTAGAAGAAAAGTATAAATATGGCTAAAAAGAGAAAGACTCTTGCAGGAGTAAACTTTGAACTGCGAGAGATAGAACCTTTAACACGTAACCAACTTAAAGCATTTGAAACAACAGACCACTTAGTACTGCATGGACTTGCAGGAACCGGAAAAACATTCATATCGTCTTACTTAGCATTTGATGATATGGCAAAAGGAGATTTTCAAAAGCTAATAATTATTCGAAGTGCAGTACCTACAAGAGACATTGGTTTTTTGCCAGGTACAGAAAAAGAAAAGTCCTCAGTATATGAAGAACCTTATAAAGATATCTCTAATGATCTGTTTAGTAGAGGCGATGCCTACGAAATACTTAAACAGAAAAACATAGTAGAGTTTATGACTACTTCATTTATACGCGGGATAACCCTTAGAGACGCAGTTATTCTTATTGATGAGTGTCAGAATATGTCGTTCCATGAGCTAGACTCAATTATTACTCGAATCGGTGAGAACTGTAGAGTAATCTTTTGTGGAGACTTTAGACAAGCAGATTTAAGATCTAACGGCTTAAAGGACTTTTTCAGGGTTCTTGAACGTATGCATGCTTTTACGTTTATAGAGTTCGAAGTAGAAGACATTGTACGATCAGATTTTGTTAAACAATACATTATTTCAAAGAGTTCACTAAATTTATGAAAGCAGTTATAAGTCACAGGATATATATGGATTGTAGTGATGAACTACAAGAGCGAATCGATAGAGAGCTTACATATACTATTCCCTCACATAACCCACTCGACCCTCCGCAAGTTATTAAAAACATGGGGATTATTCGTAATGGGCTAGTAACTTTACCTATAGGGCGTACGGATTTAATACCGGAGCACTACGAGGTAATTGATAATAGAGTGAGTAAACCTGTGACTTTTCCTGAGTTTAAATTTGAACTACGCCCTAGTCAGCAAGCTGTCTATGATGAGATTGAAGATAATTCAATCATAAACGCATGGGTAAGTTGGGGAAAGACTTTTACAGGTTTAGCTATTGCAGGTAAACTTGGACAAAAGACACTTGTTGTTACCCACACTGTAGCATTGCGGAATCAGTGGGCTAAAGAAGTAGAAAAGGTCTATGGTATCAAGCCAGGTATTATAGGGAGTGGTCGTTTTGAACTTGATGCTCCTATTGTTATTGGTAATACTCAGACTCTGTATCGTAACATTCCTAAGATAAGAAAAGAGTTTGGCACTATTATACTAGATGAGATGCATCATGTTAGTAGTCCTACTTTCAGTAAGATTTTAGATACAAACTACTGTAGATATAAAATAGGTCTGTCTGGGACTGTAGAAAGAAAAGACGGTAAACACGTTGTGTTTCGAGATTACTTCGGTAATACTCTATTTAAGCCGCCTAAAGAAAACTACATGACCCCCTCTGTGGTTGTTGTTCCATCTGAGATTCGTTTCATGGATGGTGCTAGAATACCTTGGGCTAACAGAGTAACAAAACTAGCCAACACAGAGGAATACAGACATACAGTATCAATGCTAGCGGCAGCCTACGCTGCAAAGGGGCATAAAGTCTTAGTTGTAAGTGATAGAGTAGCCTTTCTAAAAGCCTGCGCTGAGCTTACAGGAGATAAAGCAATTTGCGTAACTGGTGAAGTTCCGCATGAAGAGAGAGAAGTGCTTGTAGATAAAATTCTCTACGGGGATGCACAAGTTCTTTACGGAACTCAGGCAATTTTCTCAGAGGGTATTTCTGTTGACAATCTAAGCTGTCTAATACTAGGCACTCCTGTTAACAATGAACCCCTACTCACACAGCTTGTAGGTCGTGTGATTCGGAAAAAGGAAGGTAAAATAAGTCCAATTGTGGTAGATATACACCTGAAAGGAAATACGGCTCGAAAACAAGCCTCAAATCGTATCGGGTTCTATATGAAGCAGGGTTGGAACATTAAACACCTTTAGAAAAATAATTCTTGACAACTTGGTAAAAACAAAGTATAATATATGCTCTTATTTGATTGGAAAAAGGTTTTTGATACGGCAGAGGGCAATATTGCCACCTGTAACTTGATAATGGAAATGTTAATAAAACAACAGGTTCCTCAAAACAAGTACGACCCTATCTATAGATACTCACAGAAAAAGTTCAAGGGAAGTAGTTTTCTACTTCACGGGGACTTTCTGCTCTTCAATTCTTATAAGTATACACAACGAGAACTATGCGTGTACTACGCTCTGGCTTCTCTCAGAAGTTATACGGATTATGTCGCATATAACAAACTAACACTAGATCCGCTGCATTGTCCAGTAGATTTAGATGAAATTAACGATAATAGGCTACTCATAGTACTACCGGACGAAATAACGTTCATCTATGAAGAAGTCACACTGGAGACTATACACTAATGGCACTATCATTTAACAAACAAACTGGCGGAGCCCAGAAATCATCAATCTCATCCTTTCAGTATAAAGACGGCGATAACAAAATGCGTATCGTTGGCGACATTCTTGCTCGCTATGTTTACTGGATTACTGGTGAGAACGGTAAAAACATCCCTATGGAATGCCTATCTTTCGATAGAAATTCCGAGCGATTTAACAACGTAGAGAAGGATTGGGTACGAGAGTACTACCCTGACCTAAAATGTGGCTGGAGTTATGCAACTCAGTGCATTGACAACGGAGAGATTAAAGTAGTAAACCTTAAAAAGAAGTTGTGGGAGCAGATTATTACTGCTGCTGAAGACTTGGGCGACCCTACGGATACTGAAACTGGTTGGGACATTTGTTTCAAGCGAGTAAAAACCGGACCTCTTCCTTATAATGTAGAGTATCAACTACAGGCACTCAAGTGTAAGCCTCGTGCGCTTACTGAAGACGAGTTGACAGCTATTGCTGAACTGAAATCTATGGACGACGTTATGTCTCGTCCTACTCCAGACGCTCAAAAAGAGTTGTTGGATAGAGTTCGTAACCACGGCGAAGAGACTGACGACGAAGCATTAGACGCGGAGTTTAATGTAGGATGATTCTCTTCACGGCTGACTGGCACATTAAGCTGGGACAAAAGAACGTACCAGTAAAGTGGGCTACAAACCGTTATCAAATGTTCTTTCAACAGATATATGAACTGGAGAAAGACTGTGCTATGCATATTATCGGAGGCGATCTCTTTGATCGTCTTCCGAATATGGAAGAGTTGGAGCTTTACTTCTCCTTTATTCGAGGAGTAAAGATTCCAACAATTATTTATGACGGAAACCATGAAGCTACAAAGAAGAATAAGACTTTCTTCACACAGCTTAAACAGGTTTCTCGAGATATAAACCCTTTAATCAATGTAGTAGATATTTCATATGTTGATACTGGTTTAGGATACGGCATATTGCCTTACGCAGACCTACATAAGAAGGGTAGCATTGAACACTTTGATACGACAAAGCCTTTGTTTACACATATTAGAGGAGAGATACCACCGCATGTAAAACCGGAAATCGACTTAGACTTACTAGAAGATTTCCCTGTTGTGTTTGCAGGAGACTTGCACTCTCACAGTAATACACAGCGTAATATTGTATATCCAGGTAGCCCTATGACTACCTCTTTTCACAGAACTAAAGTAAAAACAGGGTATTTACTTATTAACGAAAAAAACTGGACGTGGCTCTGGGAAGAGTTTCACTTACCACAACTAATTCGTAGAACAGTTACAAGTAGTGAAGAGATGACTGCTACTGAGTTTGATCATACGATCTATGAAGTAGAAGGAGATATACAGGATTTAGCAGGTGTGAAGAACTCAGAACTGTTAGATAAGAAAGTAGTAAAACGTAAGTCAGAAGCATCTCTCATCATAGATAAAGAGATGACAATACAAGAAGAATTAGTTGAGTATCTAACATATATACTCGAAATTAACCCTGATAAAGTGCCGGACATCATAGGAACATACAATGATTACACTACAAACATTGAAATGGGATAACTGCTTTAGTTATGGTTCCGGCAATGAGTTACAATTAAACGATAATACTGTTACACAGATCCTTGGTACTAATGGGATGGGCAAGTCGTCCATCCCATTAATCATTGAAGAAGCGTTGTATAATAAGAACTCAAAAGGAATCAAAAAAGCAGACATTCCTAATCGTTATGTTAATAATGGTTATAATATTTCTTTGTCTTTTACGAAAGACGAGGATAGATATGAAATTACGGTAAACCGTAAAACAAGTATAAAAGTAAAACTCGAAAAGAACGGCAATGATATCTCTAGCCATACGGCTACAAACACATATAAGACGTTACAAGAGGTTCTTGGAGTAGACTTTAAAACATTTTCGCAGCTAGTATATCAAAATACGAATGCGAGTTTGCAGTTTCTTACTGCTACAGATGCGAACAGAAAGAAGTTTCTGATCGATCTTTTACACTTAGAAAAGTACGTTGAATTATTCGAAGTATTTAAAAGCGCTTCAAAAGATGTTTCTAGTAGGTCAGCTACCATAGCAGGGAAACTTGCAACAGTAGAAAAATGGTTAAAAGATAATAAATTGAGTGATACATTCATACTACCCATGTTGGATTTACAAATTGATACATCTGAAGATGAGAAGGCTTTAAGTTCTCTCATGGTAGAAATTGAAAATATCTCGGAAAAAAATAAAAAAATCAATACGAATAATCAGTACAAGAGACTGTTAGACCAAATCGATATGTTGGCTATCAGAAACTCTACAGTAACTCAGTATGAATCTTATGATGAGTTACAGTCTGAGTTAGGGTCTTTACAAGCAGTCGCTACGGGTGCTCAACGGACTCTGAAAAAATTAGAACAATTGAAAGAAGTATGCCCTACTTGTAAGCAACCTATCGATGTTTCGGCAGAGAAGGCTATGATTGCAGGCGAAAAGACTAAACTTCTATCTGCACAGGAGAAGATTGATGGGATTAAACCTCGAATTATACAGATTAAAGAGAACAATGCAGAACTCGAACGCAATGAAAAAGCTAGTAGAGATCTTGAAGATTTGCTACGATCTTTCGACAGAAGCCTTCCTACGTCTATCTTGGATCAGGAACAGCTTGAAGATCAGTTACAGAGTGTTCAAAGCAGAATACACGACGCAAAAAAACAACTCGCAGAAAATGCGGCAGAAAACGAAAGACGAACAAAGCTAAACACTCGTATTCAAGTAATACAAGAGCAGACAGCGGAGTTTGTTGAACAGCAGGACGAGTACGACGGCAAACTTGCAGGAAACCAGAAGCTAGAATCAGAGCTTGATATACTCAAGAAGTCTTTTAGCACTAATGGGTTACTTGCATATAAGATTGAAAATCTAGTTGGAGAACTCGAAGAGTTAGCCAATGAGTACTTAGCCGAATTGTCTGATGGTCGTTTTACACTTGAGTTTGTAGTATCAAACGATAAGTTAAACGTAGAGATTACAGATAACGGTAACGTAGTAGATATTCTAGCCCTTTCCTCTGGAGAGTTGGCAAGAGTAAACACTGCTACTCTGATAGCTATTCGTAAGCTCATGAGTAGTATTTCAAAGTCTAAAATCAATATTTTGTTTTTGGATGAAGTAACTAACGTACTTGATGATCAGGGAAGAGAGAAGCTAGTAGAAGTACTACTGAGAGAAGACATGAATACGTATATCGTATCTCACGGTTGGTCTCACCCTTTACTTGAAAAAATCGAAGTAGTTAAGGCTGGTAATATCAGCACATTGGAGTAGTATGGGAGCAGGTAGACGTAGAGGGTGGTGGCTTAGAGTTCAGCACTGCGAAGAAGAGGCTTTTAAAGAAGCAAAGCAAGAAGAGGATAAAGATGGTAGACTCAAGAGCGAAGGGAGCGAGAGGCGAGTACCTAGTAAGGGACATGCTGAGGGAAGCGACCGGACTAAAATTTGAAAGAGTACCTGCCTCTGGTGCTCTTGAATATTTGAAAGGGGACTTATATGTCCCTAATCAAAGAAATCATTATTGTATAGAGGTAAAGAACTACAAAGATTCACCGCTGACAGATAAAATATTTACACAACCTAAGACAAATAATCTTATTCGTTGGTGGAAGAAAGTTGTAGTACAGGCGAAAGGTGGCAATCAAATGCCTCTTTTATTTTTTAAGTATGATCGATCTAAAGTATATGTAGTAACTGAACATGTACCGGAAAATACAGACGAGTATCTGTTTATTCGGTTTTTAAACTGTTATATACTACTAGCAGATGATTGGTTACAAACAGAAAAAGTGGAGTTTATAAGTGGCTTTTAATTTTAATGAACGTACTCTTGATGGAGTGCTCATAGTAGACGCACTAAACTTAGCTTTTCGGTGGAAACACCAAGGCAGAACAGATTTTCGTAATGACTATGTAGATGTTGTAAAATCATTAGCAACA